TAATATACAACATATTTACGCATCATATCTTGGGTGATTCCAGATGGAAGGTCAATAGCATTATGCTTTCTTTCACGTTTTGTTCCAGCTAAACTACCCTTTTTATTTTGTTGTTGTGTTTCATCATTTGCTATTCGTAAATTTTCCAAAGTGTTATTTAGAGGGTCGCGGTCAATATGATCTATGCTAATAGTTTTAGTTCCTCTACCATTTCCATGGCAATCCATTATAATTTGGTGAATATAATACGTTTTATCATTTTCATTTCTAATATGGCTTTGAATGTATCCATTAGAACATTTAGACCAAGTAACATTTTTACCAATACCATTGTGATAATCTTTTATAATTTTATAACTTTCGGGACATAATTTACAAATGCTGTCGGTTTCACAATACATTAAATAATATTCTTTTTCATCAATCAAAACTTTCCATATTGGATTTTTCATTATATAAGCACTCCGTCCTGAAGTATTTGCGTGTCCTGGAATATATTCCAGGACATTATATTTTTTTATAACAAAATTATGATAATAATGATAACGAATAGAAGGTTCAATTTCTTCTACATTTTCAACTAGAGGTTCAACTACATTTTCAACTAGAGGTTCAATTACATTTTCAACTAGAGGTTCAATTACATTTTCAACTAGAGGTTCAATTACATTTTCAACTAGAGGTTCAACTACATTTTCAACTAGAGGTTCAATTACATTTTTAACTAGAGGTTCAATTACATTTTCAACTAGAGGTTCAATTACATTTTCAACTAGAGGTTCAATTACATTTTCAGTTATATCTTCAATGACGGGTTTAATTTTAATTTCAATATGAGTTTTATTATGAGTTTCAATTGGTGTATTTATTGTTACATTAACTGGATTTTGACATACAATAACATTTGAATGCCGCAAATCATAAATATTTTTATTTTTAAATTTGTAGCTACAATTTGATGCTTTGAAAATAAATTGTAAATAATTTACGCGTTTGTAGTTGTATAAAAATGATGGATAATCTTCTGTTTCAAAATTAACAAAAACAAATTTTTTTTCATTATTCAATATTTTAAATAAATCTGGTATTTCAATTAAATACACTCTATCATTTAAACGAACATTCGCACAATTTAATTCGGTATTCAACGAGTAATGTGTTTTCATTGTCCTAATTTCTATTACGATAATAGTATAATATGAATTCATTTTAATTTATAATTCATATTATAATGTAAGGAAAAATATATTTATAACTATTTAAAAACTTAATAACCAGATTAAATACTTTTGTAGCACACAAACACCCACCCAAATACCCCCATTCTCAATTACTATACGCTAACCCCCCCATCCCCGACATAATTCTCAACACATTGTAGTTGGTAGCATAAATACGGACCTTGGCAGTCTTGGTGCCTTCAACAGTAGCGTTGGAAAGAACCAATTGAAGAGTTGCGTTATCAATACGAGAGAAGTTACAGGTTCCAGAAGGTTGGTGTTCCTCAGGGCGAAGGGCAAAAGAATAGACGTTAATACCTTCATCAGGGGTTCTGGTGTGAGCCTGGTAAGGTTGGACGTAGTTGAAATAACTTCCTTCACGCTCAGAGAAGCGGTCCTGGCCGTTGAGCTGTAATTTCGCAACAACAACGGGGTTCTGTCCCCAACAATGCATGTCTAAAGAGGTCTCAGTCAAAACGAACGTTCCAGCATCAGAAACGGTTGAGTTCTGGTTGTGGTCCTGGATTTGGGATAAAACAGGGGTTCCATCGGGAAGGTTGGATTGAATAGCAGGTCCTCCAAAGTTGGGCTCGTTGTATGGGTTACCAGAACCACTCCAGTAATAGCCAGAGAAAGCAGCCATATCGGCATCTAAAGCACCAGCGTCCTGGAAAAGTCCATAAGGATCAATGAAACCATTCATTCCGACAGTGGCTTCAGGTCCTCCGAAAGAGTGGATGGCATTGGGAAGAGCATCAATAGCATCAGTATAGTTGAAAGGCTGTGCTCCAAGAACACGGTAAAGGATTGCGTCGCAAACAAGAGAAGAACAGTAATCCACGTTCTGATCGGGTTGGACGACCCAGACAAGTTCCTTACAGGGGTGGTTGAAGTTAAGCTTAATCTTGTTGGAAGACGAACCGACTGATTCATCTCCAGTGAATTGAAGCTGTTGGATGAGGTATTCGTGGGGGTTCTGTGCGAAACGTCTTCGTTCATCGGTATCCAAAAAGACATAATCAACATAGATGGAGGCAGCAACCAAAGACTGGTTGTATGCGATGGAAGCAGGGACTGGCTTACCAGGGGTAACAGATCCAGATGCGTCCAAGCAGTTAAGGGTGGTGACAGCCCATAAGCACTCATCAATAGGGCGAAGATCAAGATTAATCTTGATTTCGTGATACTGAAGGGCAATCAAAGGAAGAGCCAAACCAGGGTTGGAGCAAAACCAAAATTGAAGGGGGACATATAGAGTGGTTTCAGGAAGGGCGTTACGGGGAGCACAAACTTGGCGAGGTGCTTGGGAGTCACAAGGTCCATCAATGCTGGCGAACTGGGGATCGGTGATGAAGGTAAGCTGGGTGGTGTTACCAATCATCTTGAAGTATCCACGCTGTTGTTCGGAAGTCATTGTAAGCTGGTTCCAGATATGCATCCAGTCACCATAGTGGCGGTCAATTCGCTGACCTCCAATTTCAACTTCAACCTGGGCGACAATTTGTTCTCCAGGGAAATCCAACCAACGGGCATAAACAGAAGAAGATCCAGAAGCGTTCTGGGTTCCCATCAACTGGTTGATTTCGGGAAGAACCACCTGAAGATAAGTGCGGTAACATAAATCACCGTTTCGGCTGATAATAAGCTGAACTCTTCGTCCGAAATCTGCCTGACCGTTAAATGTCTGCTCGATGGACTCCATTGAGAAGTTGGTATAACGTCTGTATGTGACTTTCCAAAAAGTAATTTGTGGGTTACCCGTAAGATATACATCCTGGGCTCCGTATGCTACAAGTTGCATTAAACCTCCTGCCATTGTTTGTTTATACTATTGTAAAAGAAAAAAATAATTGTAGAACTAATAAAATATATTTTTTTTATTGAATGATAAAAAATATATTTTGTAAAAATACAATCACAACTTAAACATCTTTCTTGGTATTCGTAACAATATTATCACCTTCAAATAATTCACTTATAATTTCCGATGAAGTAACATTTTCCTTAGATGCCAATATAGTTTCTTGGGTATTCCTTCCAGAGATACCCACCAATTCACCATTTTCATCAATTGTTTGTGTTAATACATTACCGCTCTTCTCAGCCTTCTCAATATTATCCTTAATTGCCTTATCTTTTGCTTCTTTAATACGTTGATCGAATGCCACTTTAGCATTTGCCTCATTCTTTGTTTTCTCGTGTACTAGCTTATTCAATTCATCTTCTAGATATTCCGTTCTTCCTGTTTTATAAGCTTCGGGTTCCCAACATAACCATTGTCCTACAGGACCCACGTAAATGTCAAAGGCTGGATCAACTTCTCGCAACATCTTACAACGAAATTCAGCCTCTTCTTGTGTAGGGAAACAACCTCTAATTTTTACACCTCGTGTTGAGGTTTGGAACTCGTGCTTTTTGTTAAATTCTTGTTCTAATTTTTCTTCATTCATATCAAAAAAGTTTTTGTAATCGTCAGTGGCATTTCCCTCTCTTATTGTTTCACCTTCTTCCCTAACAAACTCGTCATAATCTTCTTTTAATTTATCAGCTGGGATATTATATTTATAACTAATGAAATTATTAAATTGAATAAATTTTTCCATAGATTTATTAAACTCCCAATTTTTCAAAAAACATTCAAAAAGAAATAAATTCTTATCCTTCAATATTTTTTCGGGAGAAACAAAAGATATACAGGCAAAATTTTGTCCTGCTATAGGTTTATCCACTTCTAATAAGTCTGCTAGTTTTCTTCCTGATTGGGGGGTTTTACTTGAACCTTTATTCTTTTTCGTCATATAAAATGATAAAGCAAAGTTGTTTATATATTTTTTTCTTAGATATAATATATAATTATGTCCAACGTTTCTTTAATGATAATAAGAATTACCAAATATTTAATTATGGGATTATTAATAGCTGTTTGTTGCTATATTATCCCTGGTAGAAAGCTCTTAGGAGAAGAAGTTATGCTTATCGCTGCTTCTGCTGCCGCCACTTTTGCTATTCTTGATACTTATTTACCAGGTGTTGGTGTTGCTGCTAGAACGGGTGCTGGATTTACTTTAGGATCAAATTTAGTTGGGGGATTTATTTAATAATCTAGAGAAAATATGCGGATAATTTAGTCATTATTAATACTGGTATATAGATATGAATATAACTAGTCATATTCCTCCTAGTAATGAAATAAATAAATTATTATTTATTCATAATGCCCTTGAAAAGGGTTGGAGTGTTAGGAAAAGGGGTAAGTATTATGTTTTTTCTAAAAAACATAATAATGAATTAAAATATTTTAAACCATCTTATATATACGAATTTGTCCAATCAAATATTTCTTCTTATTTCTAATAAAAGTATTCATAATTTGATATTTCATTATTATCATAAATAGTATCAAAACCATTACATACTGCATGACCCCATAATGGAAGATATACCATATCTTTTTCGTTGTTAAAAAATAAGCTTGATATAGCATAATTAGAACGTGATAAAATTACCACTTTACAAAGTGATAATAAATAAAGGTCATAACTTTCATCGCGACTTTTAATTACATCGTAGTTAAAAAAAGATGTATCTGAATTAGGACTTGTTATCAACAATACTTTATAATCTGTAAATTTTAGTTTTGCTCTATCAATTACAGCTTGTATTTTTTCTTTTGATAATGGAGATTGGCTATTACCTCCTCCGTAATTTGAATGGTAACAATCTTCACGATTTTTTATCATATTTTTGTAATAATTAGAACATATAGAACCATCATAATCTTTCCAATGTGCCATATCATCCAATCTTAAATGAACTAATATTGTTTTGTTAACATCAAATGGAACTTCACTGTATACATTTCTTACATTCAATATATCCGATTTTATGTCATCATATATGAAATTATTAAAATAATTAATATAATCATTTTGAATATCTCGTAATGTAAAACTTAACATATATACTAAATCATTTTGATTATCAAATTCAAATAATGTATCATCTGCTATTTCTTCGCAAGATAATTGTTCGTTGTATTTATCAATGTAATTAAATAAAATTTTAACAAAAATAGAATGATTAAAACTATAATTATTTTTTGAATTATTTTTAAATTTAATAAATAGTTTATTCTTATGTGCGTAGAGTATTTGAGCGAAATAATTTAATAAATTTGACCCCAATCTATCTTCTCGGTCAAATAAAACGATATACATTATTTCTATAGTTATAGTGTTCTGTTAATATTTATATATTTAATTTTCTTAACGATTAATAGAATTAAATATATAATTAAGGATAAATATTATATGCCTTCATTTAAACCCAAACCAACTAAGAAAATAGTTATTAATAAAAAGGATGCTGTAACATTAGATGAAAAACATAGGGAATTTATGAACCATTTTTCATTTGATGAAAATGTTACTATACCTAAATTGCGTAAATATAGGAAAAATCTAAAGAAAAAATTAAAGTTATTAACGACTAAATTAAACGTGAAAACTTCGGATACGTCATGGAATATAAATGAAAAAATAGAAGAAACATTTGAAGATGATACAGAAGAAATACCAACAAAACATATGACGAGTAATACTGATGGAGTTGATGGTGATTATAGTGATATTATGTATAAAATGTTGGATGATACAGATGAGAATGAATGTTATGATGAAGAAAATGAAGTAGATAATGATGAATTACAAACACAACATATGAATAATATTGTTTATAAAATAAAAAATCAGGAACAACAAAATAGAAACGGTATAATTATTGATAACAATTATACTATGGAGGATACAACTCAGGTGGAATGTATTATGGAAATAAAAGATATGATAAGTGAGGTTACTAAAACAATCAGAACAATGAAAAATGAAAAAAACAAGTATATGTTGGATAACATTAAACACGTATTTAATTATTTTGAAAATAAAAAACAAATATCACAACAAGCTGAAAATATTATTTCATCAAAAAAGACAAATGATAAAGTCAGTATGTTTTTTAAAATTTCAAATAATCAAATGAATACAGTAAATATGAATATTGTAGAAAAAAATATGGAAAGCAATCATAATATTGTAAATAAATATTTAACGAATGTAGATCCTAGTTACTTGAATGTCGAAACATTTGTTTACTCAAATGATGTTTGTATTCAATGTAACAAAGGAGAAATGATATTGATGGAAGATGATGGGATTTTATTATGTAATAAATGTTTTCATAGCGTTCAATTTTTAATTGATAATGAAAAACCATCTTATAAAGAAACCCCTAAAGAGGTTTGTTTTTATGCCTATAAAAAGATTAATCATTTCAAGGAAATATTATCACAATTTCAAGGAAAAGAAACCACAAAAATGCCTGAAGAAGTTATTGAAAATATAAAACAACAAATAAAAAAGGAAAGAATTGATTTATCAAAACTTACATATTCAAAAACAAAGGAAATATTGAAAAAACTTGGTTATAATAAATATTACGAACATATAACATTTATTAAACAAAAATTGGGAATACAGCCATTAACTATGTCACCCGAATTAGAAGAAACATTATGTAATCTTTTTATAGATATTCAAGCGCCTTATGCGAAATGTGTTCCCGATTATAGAGTTAATTTCTTGAATTATTATTACGTTTTATATAAATTATTAGAACTTTTGGGGGAAACAAAATATCTTCCTCATATTCCTATGTTAAAGGATAGAGAAAAACTCTTAGAACAATCTGTTATATGGAAGGAAATGTGTAGAATATTGGATTGGGAAGTAACAGAATCTTCTTATTCTAACTTATAATGCTTATCTTTATTTTTAAAATGATCTAAAATTATTATATGTATAACAGTAATAATACATATAATGAGTGAATTTACATGTGAAAATTGTGGAACTATTTTTACAAATAAATCATCTTTTACACGCCATGTAAATAAAAAAAAATCGTGTATTACTAGACCAGAGACATCTTTTGTTGTATTGAAACCAATATTGAAATGGGTTGGTGGAAAAACCCAAATCATTGATATGCTTCTTAGTGTATTTCCAAATCCAAAAGAAATAAATAATTATCACGAGATATTTTTGGGTGGTGGTAGTGTATTATTTGCTTTATTATATTTTATAAAATTTAGAAATATTTCATTGAATGGAAATATATATGCTTATGACTTGAATGAACCATTGATTTGTACGTACAAAAACATACAAACAAGTCCATTTGAATTATTTGATGAAATACAAGTATTAATCCAAGATTTAATGGAATGTAAAAAGAATGGTATTGTTAATAGAAAACCAAAGACATTAGAAGAAGCGAAAGAAAGGGATGAGAATTATTATTATTGGACTAGAATGAGATATAATAATTTAACGACTGAAGAAAAAAATAGTGTATTGGGTTCTGCTATGTTTATTTTTCTAAATAAAACTTGTTTTCGCGGTTTGTTTCGTATAGGACCGAATGGTTTTAATGTCCCTTTTGGTAATTATAAAAATCCTAAGATAATTGATAAAGAGCATTTATTGGAAATACACGAATTAATAAAAGAAGTTCATTTTGAATGCTGTGATTTTACTCAATCTATAAATGATAATATTATTCCTGGAGATTTTGTGTATTGTGACCCACCATATGCTCCAGAAACATCCACGTCATTTGTTGGATATACTGAAAATGGATTTCCTATAGATAAACATATAGAATTGTTTAATAAGATACATTCTTTAACAGAAAATAATGTGAAAATGTTAATGAATAATTCTGATGTTCCATTGGTAAGAGAAAATTTTGTAAATGAAAAATATACAATAAAAACAATTGAATGTAGACGTTCCATAAATTCTAAAAAACCACAATCAACTACAAATGAAGTTTTTATAAAGAATTATTAAACCATTCATCAAACATTTGAAAATAATTTTCATCGCATCCAAATAAAACCTGTATTCCATTTTCATGAAGAATATGATTTAATGTTACATATTTTAATTCACTAGAAGTTATTTTTCTTTGTAAATATTCACTTATACATAAACAATATTCTACATTAAATCTTTCTCCAAGAACTAATTCATACTCTCTTTTGAGAGATGGAGAACTCCACAATTTTGTTTCAACCGAACCATCTACATGTTGTTCTTTTTTCTCTATTATTTTAATAACTATTTTTCCATCATCATACTCTATAATAAACGCTTCATCTGGATACCTAAATATAGGTATATTATATTTCATATTCATATACTTTTTTAATCCTGATTGTAATACAAACGTTATCGTTTTATCATCCACTTTTTTTGTTAAATAACAATCTGTTTGTTTTTTGGGATTTTTACATAACGAAATTTGTTGATAACCATTATTAATTAATCTATCGTAATTATTTGTTTTTGTTTCAAAAATTTTACCATAATGATTAGTATTCTTACCACCAGCGCCAAATCCTTTATTTACATTAACCATTTCCATCGTTGTTTAAAATATAAATTACTTGTTGTAGTAATTTATATTTCATATCATTTTATTTATTATTATAATTAATTGCCAATAGAATTCCTACACATAGTAAACAATAGAGAGTAGTTAATGTAAATGATAGTGTTAATAAACATAGCATATCCAAACGCTATGAACGTGCCCTGGGTAACCTTTTCGCGTTTATCTACCATGGATTTGTAGATTGCTCCCATTAATCCTAAAATTAACAAAGCAATACTAAAAATCATTATAAGAGCCATAAAATAGTAATAATCACAGTATACCTTGGAAATATTTCCGACCGATGACTTAGAAAGAATGGACAACATATTATTTATATATTTAATAAATATAAAATTTATTTTACCACTTCACTTTTTTTACCTTAATTTGTTGGACGTTTTTCTTTTTCTTAGATGGGTCAAATGTTTCTTCTTCATCATCAGAATGAACGTTTTTAGACAATTCCCAAAATTCTTTTGTTCCTAATTTAAAATCAGAATGAGAATCCGCCTTATACCATTTCACTTGGTCGGTTAATTTATTTGATTTTACATTATTATCTATTACTAAACATTCATAATTTTCAGTACAATTATCCATTATTTGACAAAAACTTTCAAATGTTGGAAACATACCAGCATAATTTTCGTATATTCTTTTTCTATTTGCTATATATGGTTCTCTAAGAATAAAAACATAATCTATATTTGTTCTTAATGTTGGTGGAATACCCAATGGATACTGCATGGTTAATACTAACATAACTTTCCAATGCCGCCCGTTTAAAAAAAGTAATCTCATCATTTTATCCCTAGACCAAGAATTATCATACAAACAATCATCTAAGATAACAAACGCTCTAGGATCAATATTACTTTTTTTGAAAGTTTCCATTTCTTTGTTAATCTGTTTCATTACCTGTCTCTGTCTTTTCAAAACATTCTCTATAATTTCAGTTTTATATTCATTGTGTATAAATAATTTGGGAACCATTTTTCCATAAAATCCATTACCTTCTTCCGTGCCAGCTATTACAGTTCCTATTGGGATATCTTGGTGATAATATAATAAATCTTTCACTAAGAAAGATTTACCGCTATCACGGCGTCCTATTAAGCATACAACGGGTCCTTTACTATCATTTATCTTAAACGTAATATCTCTCATATTAAACTTTTTTAATTCTAAAGTCATAAATATAGATTTAATGAATATTAAAATACAAGGGTATAAAACATATATCTATATAGGTTTATGTTTAATATAGTCCAGTATAAAAAACCGAATCACGAACAATTGTTTGAAACATTATCATCGCTTTATGATATGAATCATATACAAAATTATATCCCTATATATAGAATTATTTTTTTACTAAATGAAAACAATTTCAATAAAATTACATTGAATACAAATGAAACATTACTTACATTATATAAATCGTCTCATTTAAATCTGGAAAATATTCACGTAAAATTCGCACCTATAATGGATCCATTTCGTTATGTTATGGGAAAATATTCACAATATACCGATGAATTATTTTGTTTACCTACATTCTTTAATGAAAATGTCCCAAAAGACCATTCCAATCCATTTTATAAAATAAATAATCCTATGAATTCATCCTATGTTGATGGGTATTTTTATTATTTATCCACAAAATTGATAGAAAAATATAATTTTTTAAACGGAGTTCAAAGCTATGGAAATTTCATAGGTATAAAAAATAATTTCAGATTTAAAATCAATGACGATTTAGAATATTTAATTACTAATAATTATTTTTTAAAAAATTCAAATAAATTATTTCAAGTAGATGATTATTCATCTATCTTTAACGACGACGACGATTGCTCCACAAAACATACAAACAAAAAAAATAAAATTAATATATCTAATCATTCAATGATAGATGATTCCCTAGACGATATCTTAGATGTTTCTGAATATAAAAATCCAAGTGTTTATAATGAAACGGATATAATACTTTGCGAACAAGTTATGAATGATAATACAGATGATTTTCCTGAAATTATTGATGACGTGATTGAAATGAATGATGACGATGACGATGATGAAACGAATAGTAATAAAAATTCTTCAGATGAAGATGAAAGTGATAATGAAACCGATGAAAGCGATGATAGTAAAAGTAAATGTCGTGAAGATGAAAAGGGTGAAGATGGTGAAGATGGTAATGAAGAAGATGAAGATGACGAATGGATTACAGATAGCGAATGTGATGAAGATGATGAAGAAGAAGAACCAGATATATATGTAACTCTTAATAAGTTTCCAGTTACTCTTATAGCAATGGAAAAATGTAATGATACATTGGATATGCTTATTGAAAATGAATATTTTGAAACAGATGAAATGTGGTTTGCTATGTTATTACAAATAATTATGACATTAATTGTTTATCAAAAAGCATTTACTTTTACACATAATGATTTACATACAAATAATGTTATGTATATAGAAACGGATTTGGAATATATAGAATATATTTATAATAACGTAAAGTATAGGGTTCCTACGTTTGGAAAAATTTTCAAAGTTATAGATTTTGGGAGAAGTATTTATAAAGTCAATGATACATTGCTTTGTAGTGATAGTTATGACGTGAAAGGTGATGCGAATTCTCAATATAATTTTGAACCATTCTTTAATCCTAAGAATAAAAGAGTAATCCCCAATCCAAGTTTTGATTTATGTAGGTTGGCAACTTCTATGTTAGACTTTTTATTAGAACGACCTACAAAAAATCAAGATGTAATTACTTTAATTGAAGAGTGGTGTCAGGATGATAAAGGGAAAAATGTATTGTATAAAACGAATGGAGAAGAAAGATATCCAGAATTTAAATTATATAAAATGATTGCTCGTAACGTAAATAATCATACTCCTCAAAATCAATTAACTAGAGATTGTTTTACGTCGTTTATTTCAGAAAGTAGAGAAAATACAAAATCCGCAATTAATATAGATAGAATACCATCTTTTTTTACCACACAGATTGTCTAAAAATACACTTCTTGTAAATAAATAATATATACTTATATATTATATATTGTAATTATGCCGCTAAAAGAAGGAAAATTGCCAACAGATTCGGAAGTTGATGTATCAGCCGCTTCAAAAACAGATAGGAACACTTGTAACAAACTTCTATGTAAATTAGGATATTCACGTGATGATGATATTCGATACCCAAAATTAATTGGTCAGGTATATTCACGTTTAAGAGATGAAGAAGGAGGTAATGGTAGTATGGCACAGGAACGTCATTTGTATAAAAAACTAACTCAATGTAAAGATAATTACCCAACCGCTCAAGAAATACCAACTATACCATTATGTAAAGTCTATGATAGTCAAAATAATACATCCTCGTCATCTTCTTCGTCTTATAACCCTCCACCATCTCATAAACCTCCACCATCTTATAAACCTCCACCAGCTCCGTCTCGTAAACCTCCACCAAAATCCGAAGCGGACGCAAACGCTAAGTATCTAGCCAAAAATGATCTTACAAGATTGACTACTTTTATGAAGGGGTCATTTCATAGAGATATAATTAAATTACAGAGTAAATTATACACATTATATAACTTAATTATAAGGACAAATACTTTAATTTTAAATACAAATGACACTCCACTTATCAAAAAGATGGGTGTAATTCACAGGGGGATGGCTAGTATAACTAGTATTTCTAGCTTAATAGCTAATAAAATTTACTGGGATGAAACAATGAATTATTTTGATAAAATGCGTCTTACTTATACGGCGTTTCTAGAAAAAGAGCCTAAGACTCCCAAACCTCCTAAAACCGCAAAAGCACCAAAACCCCCTAAAGCACCTAAAGCACCTAAAGCACCTAAAACCGCAAAGGTTCCTAAAAGTCCTAAGGCTCGTAAGGGTCCTAAAACTGCCAAAGCTCCGACACCTCCCCCTAAAGCTCCGACACCTCCCCCCAAAGCTCCGACACCTCCGAGAGCTAATTCAACGAGAAAAAGATGTCCTAATGGAACTCGACGAAATAAAAAAACGGGTAACTGTGAGGCAAAATAATATTATGTTAATATATATTATTATACCGAATTATGTCAAAGAAAATGCCCAAAGTAAAAATGAACGAAAGTCAACGCAATGATATTCTTGCAAATCTCAACACCATAGATGAAGGTTTTGACCCACTACATAACGAAGCCCAACTGTTAAGGGACAAATTAAAAAATCATATGACGATACTTATGAATTTAAGAATATTTTGTAACAAGTATGGGACACCTAGTATGGCTAAACAATCAACTAAGTTATGGAATACTCTTGATAAAATGGATAATAAATTGTATGATATTCGGGAAGCTCTTGCGGGTTTACGTGATCACGACTTTAAAGACGTAACCAGATTATTTGAAAACTATGAAGATTTTTGTGAAAAATAAAATATATATTTAGCGTTTATATTTTCTAGTAATACGTTTTTTATTGTGTTTTTTAGTTTTGTATCTTCTTTTTTTCTTAGAACCACCCCCTTTATTGTCATTGACATCAAACCTGACATTTTTATTTGTTTTTGAACGCCCTTTTTTAGCACGTATAGCAGCCAATACAGAATTCAATGTATCATTCAATTTTCTGTTCGCTGTAAATTTGGCCACATATTTCGTACCACTTCGCGGAGTATAACTTTTTCTACGTTCATTAATATCAGTTGACGCCCTCTTTAAAAAAAATTCTCTTATTTCGGGAGATGTCTGTATATATTCCAAGTTTTCTTCTAAGTATTCAAGTTTTGAAGCATTTGTATCACTTCCATTATAAACTAACCGATTTGTAGATGGTAAATAATTTATACTACCAAAAGCACGTTGCTGATTTCTAGGATTTCTAGTAAAAAACATAATAGAACCTCTTGAAAACGTATCCCCTGTTTCTGATGAATTGTATTCACCGTCATACCCTTCTTTTTGTAATAAATAATTTATAGGTTGTAATAAAAAATCACCCACTTTAGCAGAACTATAATCATTTATAAACCCTTTTATAGCACCAAATAATTTAGACCTAATAGCTAATCTTTCTGTTTCATTTGGAGTTCCACTGGTGGTGTTATTAAAAAGTCTATATGTTTTGTCAATGATATCATTTACTTTTCCGTCACTTTTAAGACTATTAATACTAGACGTTTTGGTATTAATCTCAGTTTGAATGCTCGTTTCTAAATTATTATCATTCACTTCTTTTGCTATTTTTAATCTATTAGCATCCTTACCTTTATTTATCGTTAATTGAATAATTTCTATCATCCATACAGATATATCGGTTAAATAGCCATCCAAAATATCATTATCTATTATAAGAGGGTTTTCTAACATTAATGTATTTACAGTTGAACCTGGACGCTCTTTATAATCTGTTACTCCATATAACCCAGAACCTATTCCATGTGTCATGGTAATATTTAAATTTACATCTGGTCTTTTTTTTGTTATATATTCCGCCGAAGATGCGTCATATTGTGGCTCGTGAAAATTATATATAATTCTTGAAGTGGGCGATAGAACATTATAACTTTCACCATTATAACTTTCACCATAATTCATTTCAGTATCACCCATAATAAATATAATAATAATATATTATAAGATTTAAAAATCAGGAGCATCTGTAAAAATTTCAGGGGGTATATCTACATCTTCTAAAGGAGGTATTACTTGATTGTATATAAAATAACCAGCAACGACACTAAAATAAACAATTAACGAATCACATACCAATATCTTTATCGGTTTTTTATTTTCTTCTTCTACAAAATTCAATTCTATTATTTTTGTAAATAAATAAATAGATGCTATAACTGCGGCAAGAAGATATACATTCATTGAATAATATTATTTGTATTCTAATAATATTATTTCATAGTTTAGTGAAACGCAGACATTATATTTCTTCTATATCAAATCCAGATAATGAAATTTCATCATCATTATCAAATACTATGCTATCAGTATCCGAATCACTACCTGTATCATTTACAGAACTGTCATCGCGTGAATTTGATGGAGGTGTAGTAGGAGGACTTTGTACGTTCTTTAAAATATCACTATCTTGTTTCATACTTTCAATTAAATCCTTTACCTCATTATTTGTATTTTCCTCATTTTCTCCACCTCCTCCGATTTGAGGTTCCACTATACTTTCTAATTTAGGCACGGCAACTAATTCGTTTTGTCTGACTTCTTCCATTTCTTTTTCCAATGTCTTCAAATCAATCTTTTCTTGAACGACTTCTTCTTCTATTTTTTCTATTACATCTGTCTCAGTTGTTTCATCCATATAAGAACGAATAATTTCTTCAATTGGTATATTTGAACGTATAGTATTCAAAATACATTCTTGAACTAACAATTCAACCAATCTGCGATTTTTTTGTTTTTCCAATGATTTGGTTTTTACTTCATACAAATATACATTATTATATACAGAACGTGCTACGTTAATATAACATTTATGAATAAAAACATTCAATTTCGGAACATCAATATCAATCTTTTTCTGTTTCATACCCACACGCATAGCAGTCATACATTTTAGTTGTATAATATGAACGCAAGTAATAATATCTTCCATATAATTACAATTACTCTTTGCTACAATTCTTTGTTTTTCCTTATCAATAATTTCTTCATTCCATTTAGGAACCCGAACTAATAAATTTTGAAATGTCATAAGATATTTTTCTTTTTGTTTGGATTTTTTACATAACGTATAAGCTTCTTGAAATATAGAATCAACTCCTTCAACAATAAGAGGCGTTAACATTATAATCAATCGTGCTATCCATTCATTTTTACTTTCGTATAATAATGACATATTAAAATCATCCATATTCCAATAATTTTATATATTACCATAACAGGATAATTCTTCTCTAAAAAACGCAAGATTAACTCTTTTTGATTTTGGGTCAGTTTTTATATATAAAATAGAATAAATAGCTATACTTAATAATAACAATTCATTTCGCAATTCAATTCTTATTTTATTTAAAAATAATAAAATATCATATTTTTGATGGTATGTTAATATTTTATCAAAAGTAGTTGTTTGTTCTATTAAATATAATACATCCAACAAAGAATATCCATTAGAATAACAATCTTTTGATACATTCATAACATCCAATAACGTTTCATAATCTCTTCCTTTATCTTTTTTAGAATGTAACTCAAGTATCCACGATTTTAAAAGATTTGTATTTGATGATGGTGTATATATTGTATTTGTTCTAGGAACATATATTTCACAAAATCTTGATAAGATTGGTTTCATTAATGTATTCTTAGTTTCAACAATAATAAAAAATCTCGTAGTATGATTATATATTTCAATACATCTGCGTATAGCTGATTGGGCGTCCATTGTCATTTTGTCAGCATATAACAAAACGATAAATTTAAATATAGAACCATTTTTTATAGATATATGATTTTTAGCAAAAGTAGTGATATTTTCACGGATATGTTTTATTCCATTGTTAATACAACAATTTACAACCATTACATAATCATCTCTTTTTACATCCCATAATTGAATATACTTGTCAATAAATTCAAATAATACCCTTTTTTTACCACCTCCAGGAGGTCCATAAAATAATATATTTGGCGTTTTACTATTATCTAAGAATGTTTGAAGTTTCTTTTTTATATTTTCCATATTAAATTTCAATTACTTAGTATTTTTATGCCCTTATCTATAAAATTGTATGATGATTAAACAGAATTTGTCAAAGAAAATGTATATGGATTTTCTCTGAATGCTTTGAGAATATCAGGATTAATTCGTTGAACTTCTATATCACTTGAACCGTGAGGTAATCCTGGTTTTAAATATCCGATTGTTGCTGTAGAAGCACTCATAGGAATAACACTTCCAGGGATACCCACATATTCAGTTGATTTTCCATCTTTTGAATGAGATACATTCAGCTCACCCGTAAATAAAGGTAAATTACCCGTTGATTTATAGTTATCAACATATTCTTTCTTATCATTATTTGTTTGATTATAAGTAGAATCATAAACTTGGCTTCCTATACGTGTTCCACCTCCACCCATTGGTCCAAATCCACCATTTTGTGATGCGGTATCTCTTTGGTTTTGGATTAATTGATATTCTGTTAATGAATTTACAGCATCTGAACGTTGATTACCCACAAAACCAGTTGAACTAAATAATACAGTTTCTTTATTTGTTGTTTTAGGAACATCATAAGGATTAATTGTATAAGTTCCCGATGTTAGTGAATTTGTGTTACCATAAACAGTAACACCCGAAACATTTTCCTTCCTTGTTGGTTTCAAAACATCCATAAAAGGAATAATTGCTGCTCTTATGCTGCTGCTAAACGAATTTCCTATTCTTACAGGTTGATTACAACGAGACCGATTGTTATGTTCTATTTTCATTGTATTCAAATGGTCTAATTCATGAAGTGGTCCCATACCTTGAAGAGAAGGTATATTCATTCCAGTTCTTTCTAATTCAGGCCGTCGTGCTGTTTCATATTCTCCGATATGATAACTTGATTTCGTGTTTGATATAGGAATACCTTCATATGGTGTTGGATTACTGCGATTATTTTGATAAACAGCTTGAACGGGTAATAATTGACCTGCGTGACCTATACCAGTAGTTGTAAATAACCTATCTTGTGAATTTACATAAAAAGTATCTGGTTTATATTTTTCAACAAAACCTTCAATGCCTAGATTTTTTACAACTGATTCGGCGGGACCTCCTAAACCATCTAAAATATATGACATTTTAGGATTTGTATCTACTCTTAGTTCATCAACAGTTTTAGGAATCCACATATCTCGTTGTTCCATTCCTGAATTAAATCCACCACTTCCTTGCGATTCAAACCCTTGATTTAATCCAGGACCAACATGAATACTTTCAAATGGTTTTACATTATTATTAACATTACTTGGAACTTGGCGAGATGCGAAAAATTCAGTCATATCGGGAGTTCCGTAAGGATACTGCATATCGCTTTTAGGTTCAAATAAAGGTGCTTGTTCTACTTTTCTTATAATTTGGGAACCAGCTCCAACCATATTATCTAATTGTGATTCGGTAGCTTCATTATACATTTGTCCCTTTATTTTAGCTCCATAAAATGGAACCATATTATTATGTTTGAATTCATTGGATTTCATATAATCCCCCGTCAAACTATATACATCCTTTATATTCATACCCACACTTATTCCCATATTTTCTTTTTTTTCATAAAGAGATTGATTTAGATATGTATCTGTTGCTGGGTTTGGTGTATCGTAATAATTTAAATTATTTTCTAAAGGTGGGTTATTAGAATTGGCGGTATTTAATCTGGGATAATTGGGAGCTATAGGTGAAACATTGGGTAATGATTGATTTGAAAAATTTTCCGTTATAATACTACGTTTTAATCCCTCGCGTTTTTCTTGCTGACGGTTAATTATATATAATCCACTTAAAGCAATAAAGGGTATTGCTAATTCCATTTTTAGATAATATATAATACAAGTATTTTATTTTATATATTATTTATAATTGTTTTCTTCACCATTCCTATATTTTTTGATATGGAAATGTATATTCGCTATTTGACTGAGGGTGTGTATTATATCCAGAAGAAGCAACTAAATAATCACCACTATCTCTTTTTACATATTCTACTTTCTCCCTTCGGATAAAATAATCTTTTTCTAATATTCTTGTTGATAAATTGTTTTCAAAAGGTAAGCATACATTTTCTTGAGGATTAAGAGGTAAATATTGAGGTAAATTTTGTGGTAAGCTACGAAACAAAAAAGCAGGTAATACAAGTCTAGAACTTTCCGTTATTTCATCTTTATTTACGGGATAATTTATAGGTTGTGACGTACAATTACTTGGTTTTCTTTTTGAAAGGTCGCAATTTGTAAGAATGCGGTTAATACCTAATAATTCACTTTCTAATTCTGTTGAATTTGTGTATAAATTAGCCGCCCATTTTTGAGGAACAATTTGTGGATCTAACATAAAAGGTGGTCTTGATCCTGGACCTGGTGTATCTAATATATACCTAGATGGGTCTGTTGATTCTTGTAGTCTTTTTATTGTTCTACAGTCATCATAATTAAATCTTGTATTAGCCATATTATATTATTTTTTTATTATATTTATTTGAAATTTTAGCATAAAAACAATTATAATGATTGAGTAATGCCGAGTATTTGTTTAAATTCAATCGTAAAAAATGAGAGTGCTGTTATTCTTAGAATGCTTCAATCAGTTGAATCAATTGTAGATACATATTGTATTTGCGATACTGGTTCTACCGATAATACCATAGAATTAATAAAAGGGTTTTTTGATGAAAGACATATTCATGGAACTATTATTACTGAACCATTTGTTAATTTTGAACATAATCGGAATGTCGCCTTAAAAGCTTGTTCTGGTATGAGTGATTATATTATATTCATAGATGCTGATATGGTGTTAAATGTTCGCAATTTCAACAAAGAAGAATTAAAGGATAATCATATGTATTCAATTTTACAAGGAAATAATTCGTTTCATTACCCTAATGTTCGTATTATCAAAAATGATGATACTGCTAAATATGTTGGTGTTACACACGAATATATTGACTGTCGCCCTAATCAAGTTCACGTTATACTTGACAAGGATAAACTTTTTATTACAGATGTAGGAGATGGTGGATCAAAAAGTGATAAGGTTGCTAGAGATATTCGTTTATTAAAAGGTGATCTAGAAAAGAATGAAAATAATCCACGCTCCTACTTTTATTTAGCAAATACATATTTTGATTCAAATCAACTTGATGAAGCTATTCCTTGTTATTTAAAAAGAATTGAAATTGGAGGATGGGACCAAGAAATTTGGTATTCTTTTTATCGTTTAGGAGAAATTTATAAAAGAAAGGATGAAATACAAAAAGCAATTATGTATTGGATGGAAGGATTTTCGGTTCTTCCTGAACGTCTAGAAAATATATATAAAATTATTAATTATTATCGCATAGCTGGAAAACAAAAACTCGCATATACATATTTGAAACTTATCAAAGATATTTTTATGAGCCATAAAGATAATAATATTCGTAATTCTTATTTATTTATGGAAAATGATATATATACTCACTTGATTGATTATGAAATTGTTATTCTATCTTACTATAATGGAAATAAAAATGTAAATGTTCCTGTATTAACTATTTTACAATCATCTGCTAGTCAATCTATCATACAAAGTGTTTTATCAAATCTGAAATTTTACCCAAATATTTATACCCCATTACATACAAGAAACTATACATCCAAATTAGCTTGTAATATTCAAGTGAATTCACAAAAATATTTATTCAATTTTAAATCATCTACTTGTTCTATTATTAGTAATCCTTATGACGATGGATATTTGTTAAATGTTAGATATCATAATTACTCGCTCAAAGATAATGGATATGTCATTGAATTGCCTGAAAATTATAATGAGGACGTGAGACCAACTGTAACTCAAAATCAAGTTCTTATATTGGATAATGAATTTGATGTAGTTTCTTCACATATTACTCCTTTGATAGTAGAACATTCTAAGAAATTAATTGGCGTAGAAGATATACGATTGTTTTACTCTGAAAAAGAAAATAAAATACTTTCTATTGGAACTTCCACGCATAACGTTCATGATGTAGGTATATCACAAGGTTCTTTTGATTATCTTACTAAAACATATACACGACCTGTTAATATTCGCCAAACATTTAAGGAAACTGGATGTGAAAAAAATTGGGTTTATTTTAATCATAGAAATAAAACAAGAATTCTCTATTCTTGGTCTCCTTTTAAAGTATGTAATGTAAATGAGGATAATGAATTGATTGTTGTTTTCGAACAACAACTACCACCATTGTTTAATCACGTCCGTAGTTCTACTTGTGGTGTTCAATACGAAAATGAAATATGGTTTGTGGGACATATTGTATCTCATGAAGGAGATGGGGGATATCATCGTCATTATTATGATATCATTATTGTTCTTGATGCTACTACATTAAAATTATTGAAATCAACTCCATTATTCAAATATAGTGAAAGTAGAATCCAATATACTCTTGGACTAATTATTGATGCTGATAAAGTAATTCTTTCTTATAGCACAATGGACGATACTTCATTGGTTTCTGTATATGATAAAAAGCATATTGAATCAAGTATGATTAATTATGTTAATGGATAAGAAATATTTAATAATATCTAGCTGATTCTGTAGGAACAGTGGTTCCGTTATTTTTCCATACTGTAATAATATATAATCCAGCATCCGTATAAATACTTCCACTTTCTCTTCTACAAATATTTTGAACTACGTTACCAGTCGTTGGGTCAATTGTTGTATCCAAAGAACAATAACATTCGTCACAATTCATTGAACTTTCAGCAACATTATCAACTTTTACATTTAGAACTGTTACTTTACTGAAATTATTCACTCCACATAGTGGTCTTCCTATTTTTTTGTTATAAAATGAAGTATTATTCATTTTATAATTATAATTATTATTCATCTTCGTATAATATATATTATCATAAAATATGTCTGAAAGTCGCCATAAAAAAATTAAATTGGAACACGGGGATGGGGATGGGGGTGAAGATGAAGATGATTTGGACGTTTCTACAGTTCCTACACGAATACTTACTCATTGTATGTCTCACGACTATACACTTTTAAACAAAAAAGATGCGATTGAATATATTCGTTGTATGAAAGATAATGATACAATCCAATTACTTGATGATTTTATATTAAAATCTAGAATAAATAATATTTTAACTTGTCGGGCGACACGACGTAATACAAAAAGCGTTGGGGTTTTGTGGTATTCAACCACTTGTTATTTATCAAGTAAAATTATTATTTTATTTTTTACAATGTTGCGATTATTTTCTGTAAATATTGGAGTATCAAGTAAAACACAATTAATAAAATTATGGTTAATAGTTGAAAAAATGATGTGGGAAATAATGACTACAAACAGCACACAAATTATGTCAAATCCCCCATCATTGGAAATGTTAGGACAAACAATTGGTAATAGATTGGGAGAATTTATTATGTCTATGCCCAATGCGAATAATGATACTCGTAATGGATTAGCATATATAACAAGCGTTTCAAGAGCAGAATTAGATAGAAGTGTGATTATTGAGGATATTTCATCACTTTTTTCAAGAAATTACAATGAACCAGCTGGTGGTTGTAGTTTTGTTAATAGTATGATACCAATCATTGCGGGTATATCTATATCTGGGGCAGGTGATGGAATTCCTAGTGGAATTATTCATTGGTTTTCATTTGTTGTAATAAATAAAGAAAATCCAGATCCAACAACTCACCGTATCTGTGTGTATTCTTCCTGGGCGGATGGTGATTATCCTATACAAAGCATAATGACTAAAGTGGAAGTAGATATAATAGAATTCAATACTATGATAAATATATTAACTAATGGTTCGGATAATGAGGTCGTTATACAACAAACTATTTTAACATTACAAAAGTATTTTTTTAGTAATCCTCCCGATGGTAGTGAAGATGTTATAGAATATTTGAAATCCGTTTTTCTTACAAAAGATGGTATTATAATCGGTGGTAAATTTCAAATTATTATGTTTCCAAACTATTACAAACATTGTATAAATATATCAAGTCTATTACTTCAAACATCGATAACAAATCCAATGATTATATCCGAAATGTTAGCCGTAATTACTACATCACGAGAATTATTCTTTGATATTGATTATCTTAAATTAGAATTATTACTTATTTTCTTATACACAAAAATGAGATGTATTAATAGTGGGTTTTATCAAACAGAAGAGTCTGGTATAAAGGGTGGAAAAATGAAACGAAAACGTTCAATAAAAAAACGAAAAACAATAAAAATAAAACGCCGATATACGCGACGGCATAAAAAAAGAAGGGTATTGTAAGGTTTATCCGTAGGAGCGCTCAGGCGCTCCAAAGAGCTGT